GTAAATCTCTAGGGACTAGGCCGTAATAACGAGTAAGACGTACTCTAGCATCAGTGTTAACCGTGATATCTTGGTCAGGTTCTAGGTCATCATCACTTGCTACTGTCTCTACCTCTACATCACGTAGAAAACCCTTCTCTTGGTCTTGTTCTACTTGGTGAAGTGGTACATACATGTCGATTGCACAACCCAAAGCTTCTTCAATGGAGGTAGCTAGGGGGTCAATCAGGAAGTTTTGGGGCATGATAGGCCGTAGCTTAACCATGAACCGCTCTTTCTCCATAACACCTACTTGTTGGGTCTGACCATCAGGGGTAGTCTGTATAGCTGGGATATGTTCCTTGATTTCATCTAGGTAAATCTCCCCAATACCAGTACCATAGATGGCTGCATTGAGTAATACCTCTGAGATAGTAGAACGAGCCTTAGCAAACTCCATATCTTCTGTAAGTTGTGCCTTAAGGAACTCTACATCCTGTGAACCACCCTCATCTTGGTAGTCATCACGGATATCGAACCATGCACCCCTACCAAAGGTTGCCTCTTCTACTTCTGCTACAGAGGATTCCACTGCTTGTTGTAATGCAGGGGTGATAATACGGCTACGTTCAGTAGTACGGAGGCTATCTTCTTTAGCCCAGATACCACGCCACAATCTGTAGTACTCTTCATGAGATTCCCGGTACGAAGAATCATAGTTGTCGCGCCAGCCTTGGCACTTGTCCATAACCCACTCTTCCAGCTTCTCACTTACAAGTTTAGTTTCGTCATTTTCCATATAATTTAATATCCTGCCGTTGGGTCTATAAATTCAAAGTCGTCTTCATACTCGAAGTCGTAAGAGTAACTAACCTTAGCAAGCTGATCTATATATGCTAGAGAATCAATAAGGTCATCGTGTACTTGTGGGTTTGGGAATTGGAATAGCTCATCTAAGAACTCAGCATTCCACTCTCCTACTGCTAGTGTGATAGCTCCGTTCTCGAACCTACCCTGTAGCCCCCATACAACCCTATCTATCTTCCTCTTGTTACCATGTGTTAGCTCTTCTAAACGAAAGAACTTCTGTCTAGCTTTCTGTAAGTCCATTAGGTAAGGAAGTACAGCATTCTTTAAAGCTCCCTTCTCTATTCCTACAGAGATAGGTTCATACTTAAGAACCGTATTGAATATCTTCTCTGCTGTCTTCTTAACATCCCATCGTCCGTAGACAATATCTGCTACGTACCACCCTTCTTCATTTACTTTAACAACACTGATGGCTGTTTGATCTAATCGTTTAGCTTTAGAAGTAGAAGCCTTGGATACGTCAGCGAAGCCAGCTAAATCGATTGCTATGTAGTACTCTCCGACTGTAGGCTCTTCCTCACCAAACTTAACCCAATCCTCTTTAAACAACTCACTACCTAGTGCTTCAAAACTAGCCATGAACTCTTGTCTAAACGCAAAGGAACTCATAGTCTTCTTAGCAGCTTCTATCTCTTCTCTTGCAAGGAGAGGGTTATCATACGAAGTAAAGTGCCAAGACTCTAAGGTCTCATCATCTCCTAACTCTGCTTGTTTGTACAAGTCATAGAAGTGGTTACGACCCATAGGTGTACCAATGAATAAAGCGTTACCACGTTGATCGGCTAAAGCTGGACGTAGTATCTGGTCAAACACTGCTGGTTTCATATCAGCGTATTCATCCAGTACTAAGAACTTAAGGGATACACCACGCATAGTCTCTGGTCTATCTGCACCCTTTAAACTTATTGTAGCCCCGTTAATCAGAGTAATTTGTAGGTTGTTGATGTGGGCAGACTTGACTACTGGATGAGCTAACTCTAATAAGGTTTGCCACATGATGTCTCTTGCCTGTCCCTGAGTAGGAGCAACGTAAAAAACATGACCCTTTTCTAGTTGAAGGGCATTGACTATTAGCATCCAAGCAGCCAACCTTGACTTCCCTGTACGCCTACCAGCAGCTACTACTTTAAACCTAGTCTTACTATTCCATACTTCTTGTTGCCAAGGAAGTAGGTTGATATCCATATCCATCTAGGCTGCTAACCTATCTATATATTTAGATAGTGTTTGATAGCGCAAACTATCTTTACCCTCACCCCAAGGTACGTAAGACCTTCTTATATAATCCATACCATCGATTAAATCTTGGTCTGTAATTTCAGGGTTGTCAAGGATATCTTTGATAGGGCTAACTAGAACACCTGTTTCTGATTTTTGACCTGCTAGGTTATCTGACCAACGGGTTAATTTACTTTCTTTACCTGACTTATAACTACCAGCCCAATGCTTAAGGCTTAATAAGATACCTACACCTTTGTCACTTATTTGAGGGTAGTCTCGTCTTAAATCTATAGCTGTATCTTTTTGCTCTTTGGCAATATTCTTTGATACAGTATCAAACTCTTTTCTGGTTAACCTTTCTAGTGAGGCATTTTTAGGTATTACTGCATCCTTACCTTTGGTAAAAGCATCAAAGCCATCTAGCTGTAGTAGGACTCTTTCGGGGACACCATAAGATTTCATCTTAGCCCTAGAGCTACCTATGGCATCCAATCCTTGTGCTATAGTAATACCAGAGCCTAAACTAGGTTTGTGCGCAAAAGAAGCATCTCCGTAATTACCTTCAAAATCTATTAGGTTCTTTTTAAATCCATCAACTAATATATCCCCACTCATAGCAGCTAGGTTACGTTTACCAAGGGCTTCTTCTTCACCTAGTACATCACGTAATAAAGTATCACTCATTAGGTCTTGCTCTAGTTGAGAGATAGCTCCAGCATTACTAAACTCCTCTGGTGCATCTAGGCTATCAAAGTAACCTGCATCCTGTACAGCCTTTTGTAAGTCTTCTTGTGAGTATCCCAAATCTAAATCCTGTTCTGTTATGATAGGTTCATTCCCTAATCCAAAGCTAGTCGCCATCTATTATCTCTCCAATCTCTACGGGTTTTGTTACCCCTGATATAGTTATATTAATAGAAGGTTTAGAGTTACTATCCTTCACTGCTTCAAAGTCTGATAAAGGCATAAGCCTATCTACCAATAACTTCCAAGCTGCTGTCTGCCCTTTGTGTTCATCGTCTAGTGCAGCATTCAAGATAGTATCAAGAACCTTACGGGACTTAGGAGAGGCTAACAGTCTAGCCTTATACTCATTCATTATAGCAGTGTCACCCTTGGGACGACCTACAGGACGACCAGTAGGCTTGAGTGCAGCTTTAGGTGGTCTACCCTTTCTCTTCTTTGGTACAGCTACTTCTAGTTTTCTTTGTTCTTTATAATCTAGGGGTTTATCCACTTGGGACTCCTATTAAATCTCACCCATAGTACCCCCGCTTCTAATATAAATAAAAGAAACGAAATAAAACAGAGAGTAAGTGTAAGTAAGTAAAATTTCCTAGTAAGAGTTAACTATATTAATTATATTTTACTAGGTAATCTCTACTTAAGAAAGTATACATATTATATCATACTTTTATATATTTGTCAAGACTTATTTTTAGGCAATCAGTTAAGTATCTGAATTACCTAGGAGTTTTACCTAAACTATTTTACTAGGTTGACTGAACTTGAACTAATCTGCGCAACATACAATTCTCTTGCCTTTTACTATAAAACTTTACTATGTAATTTTACTATGTAATTCAATCACATGTGGTATAAATGATACAAGAGAATAAACCCCACTTTCAACTTTTTTTTGTGTCTAGGCGGGTACTATTATATACAGCCCCACCATGCAGCCCCCCCGCCACTTTATTTACGCGCGCGCACATGTGGTTTAATATACGCTTCATTATATGGTCGAAGTGAGGGCTGAGGTTGGTACTCCTAGGGTAGACCATCCACCACACCACATCCACACCAGCACTGCTTGATGCACTGCTTGATGCACTGCTTGATGCACTGCTTGATGCACTGCTTGATGCACTGCTTGATGCACTGCTTGATGCACTGCTTGATGCACTGTAATACTGTCGCTACAACTAGCCTAGACCAGGAATTATAAATATAATTACACTCGTAACCTCTTGATTATATGGAGTTTGTTATATTAATTTAAGTTTATTTGCATTTAGTTGTTGACACGTAGATTTAAGTCGCTATACTTGGAACCCAACAACAAGCAAACAAGCGGTTTGTAAAATACTTAGGATATCGAGGCGGCACATGGCGCTTTAGTTGATGAACCCAAGACCGCTCAGTACTTGATGTTACCACCATAGCTCTATTAGAGTAGTGAGAAAACGGCCTAGAATTGCACGTTATCCCACGTTAATGACTCGAAAGATACTAGGTGGATTAACTTGAACCGCTAGCGAAGCTATGTGTAATGAGTGCCTCTTAAGGGTTTACACAATATTAGTCTAGCTAGATGGTTCAGGTTTAACTTAAGCGAGTTAATATTATTTAGCTTGCTTAACTTAAACAAAACTAGGAGATGATATGAAACAATACAAAACAGGTAAAGAGATTTACCGCATCGGCCAACTGTATTATGGTGACAGCGGTCATTGTTCAGTAGTAGCAGTAGCAGTATCCTGTAATGTAGGTTACGGTAGAGCTTTAAAAGAGATGAGTAAACAAGGGAGAATATTACGAAAAGGAGCAAATGTTAGTCAGATACATGGAGCTATCAGGGAGCTTGGCTTCGATGTTGTCAAGCATGATCTTGAAGTTAATGGGACAGTAAGCACAATAACCAAAAAACTTCCTAAACTTGGCACATTCATCGCCTATGTTAGAGGCCACATACTAACAATAAGAGATGGTGAGGTGTTGGATTGGTCGGAAGGTAGAAAGCATAGAATTATTAGAGTAATGGAGGTGGTAAAATGTTAGACTATCAAGTACAATTATTTCTAGCAGGGTTAATATCTGAAGCAGAATTACAACGAGCGATTGATTTTGAAAACATGGGAAGCGATACCCGATTTATTTTAATAGAGGATTTATTATGAGACTACACGAACAAGTGAAAGAACAGGCGGCTATCATAGATATTTATAAAGTTAGTATTGACGAGCTGAGGCGGTATATGAATAGCGAGAAGTTTAGCATTGACATTATGGTGAACAAAAATGATGTTTTGCTAAGATTGGACGAGATACAAAGCGCATTGTTTAAAGTTTAAATAAATGGGGTTTGCTATTGTGAGCCTCATTTGATAAACTAAAAACCAACCAACCGAGAGAGAGATAAATATCATGCAAGAATTAAAAATCACAACCCATACAAAAACAGGTAAACTTGCGGGCTTCAAATCACTAAATACGAGCGTATTGGAGAATTCGTACTGTTCCAAAATGAGAGCAAAGGATAGCATTTGCAAGAGCTGTTACGCCGCTAACATGGAGAAAGCATACAAAGGCTTACGGGTTAACATCCAAGCTAATGGCGATATGCTATCAAGTCGCATCTTAGAGCGTCACGAGCTGCCGAGGATTAATGAATTAGCTTTTCGCTTTCATAGTACCGG